ATACTGAATCAGTATCTACACCTCTACCTATGTCACCACCGCCAATAATAATACTATTCGTTAGTCCATCAGCGGCATTGGATAGCGCGGTATGTCCGATAGCAATGTTCTTGTGGCCATCAACAAGAGATTCGCCAGCGCTATTGCCGATAAGGAGGTTGCCATACCCAGCCTCTACTGCCACGCCAGCGTCAACACCTATAGCAAGATTATCATCACCAGTGGTAATCTGATTAAGGGCAGAGTGGCCCAGCGTGGTATTTTTAAATTGCCCCTGAGAAATTACATCTGCTCTAGAATCTGGCGTATGTCTCCCAGCATATGTGTTTTTATTATCATCAGCATAAAGAAGGCTACCGTCAGTTACGTCCATTGAACTGTGGACTAAATCAAACTCATGTCCCCCGTCGTCCATGAAGTATAGAGACTGTGTTTGATCTGGAACTACCTTTTCTTTAACGTATACCTTGCCGTATTCATCCGTTGTGGTATCTGGCTTTACGTCTTGCTGCTGAATGCTGATAGCTGCCGAGCCGGTAATTCCGCTTGATAACGTAAGCAACTCATTGGGCGTAGCCGTGTGTATTCCAACGAATTTATTATCATTGTCTAGGGAAATGATGATTTTACTTGAGCCATGCTTCCAAAGAGACATATCTGCTCTTCGTGTCAAAACAGAATATTCAAGCTCAACACCTTCAGAGGACACCCCTAGAGGGTTATTATCAGAGGCCAACAGTTGCAAAGAAGCTTTATGCGTTCCGCCCAAAGTAGTATTACGGGCTATAGTTTCTCCCGTACTCTGAATATTAAAGATGGTTTCTGGAAGGATCGCATAAGCTACGTTTTTAATATCATTAATACCCACTAGCCCCGGATCACTAGACCTCATGACCGTTATTGCGTTGAGCGGGTGTGGCGAATCATCATAAGCAGAAATAGTTAATCTGTCCTTCTTCTGCCCTGTATATCCTACTACATCTTTCTCATCTATATTATCAATGCCAAATCCGGTAATATGGTCTCTAGGTGGGTCAAATTGCGTAGCTTGTTTCTTGTTCATCGTTCTCGTAACAAGCCGTTGACCAACAGTAACGCCAGAGCCTAGGTGTGAGTAACTAACATGATAATCACTGACGCCGGAAGATATGAAATTGACATCTGTAACGTTAGCAATGTTGCCTTCTGGACCAATTGGGTTTGGCGTAATGTGTGCTTCCTGAGCAAGGTAAACAACGTTATCTGACTCAATTATAGACGATATGTCTGATGAGCCGTCTTGGACGGTTTCCACAGCACAACTGCCACCGACAGAAGATGGTCCTTGACCTTCATGGCTGTATAGTGACATGCCTAACCTAGGAGCTTCATAACCATCAACAGTAAGATCAGTACCTGTACGCCCTCTAGTTGTGATCTCAAGAGGCGAGGCGGATTGACTTTCATACCTTGCGATTAAAACCTCATCTTGAGCAAGTAGGGTTTCGTCAGTATATGTGATGAACCATCCGGCATACATTAAGTCATCAGCAATCGAGCCTTCTGGCCAATTGCCTAGAGCTTGATAGGTCACACCCGCCCCGTTAGATGATATAACCATCTTGCCATTACCAAACGCATCATCGAATTTGGCCTGAGCCATCGCTACGCTATCGCTTGAAAAGACCGAGCAGGTGGTGGACGAACCATCAATAAATTGAACGAATCTAATAGTATGACCAACATTATAAGGTTCGGCAATGTCTGGATCATACTGATCATTGTCTGCCCATATACTAAAGTCCGTTCCGGTGTGGTGGCCGTATTCCCGTCTTGGAGTATAATCCCATGCGAGGGTGCCTACAAGATTAGTGAGATCTGGCTCTATTGGATCGCTGGGGGCGTGACCCGCCGGATACGGATAAAAGAAACTAATCTTGGTGAGGGAGGAAATGTTGTCATCAATGGAGGCTCGATCTGGCCAACCGGCGGCAATGGTGAAGAGTCTGTTTTGGCCCGCGCCATCAGTTAATGGCTTTATGGTAGGATTATGGTCATCATTACTTGCTATAATCTCTGATATAGCGCAGATGCCAACGCATTCCGGGAAACCTGTCGATGAATTTGTTGTTTGGTCCCACTGATAGCGGCCCGGTGTTACCGTCCATCCAGTAACACCAACCTCCAAGACCTTGGCGTTAAGAATGTCGCATATTTCTGTCTGAGTTGCGTCATAAGGTATGTCAGGTGTCGAATGAATAACATCATCCCATTCTGTCCTAAATCTTATCTTCCATGACCCACCCGTTGCCGCAGTCCCGGCGTTGATGTAAAAGTAATCCGCAGTGAAGGGCGTGGTGTCATCGGTGTGCGAGCCGCCGCTGTCGTAGTTTCCCGGTGCCATGAATGAATGAACGAAGTATTTTCTAACTTCGCTTCCGCTACCACCTAGGGTCAAAGCTGTGCCATCGCATGTAATCTGCGGAAGATCTGTATTAGCCTTAGTTCCAACAAATGTAACCGTCCACGACCCCCCGTCATTTCCGGTAACAGCAACGTCGTCCACTGCTATGTTTGAGAGAGCCTCAAGCGCAGTTTGAACTGTAGCCGAAGATGCATCAAAGGCAATAGCGGCAGTTGGGCCTTCGCCATCAAATGATAGAGTAAACGTTCCGCCGGTAGCATTAACCGTTATTAACTGAACTTCGTTCTGACCAGCCTCGCCAGTTCTAATAGTATCGTCAGTCTTTTGTATAAAGATACCATAGCCGGGGGAATGGCAATTAATCAGCGCAAGATTATCTCTGCCAATAACCCTATCTGTCTTGAGATGGCCGCTTGCAGCAATATGCACACTGATATTGCTATTCCACGACGATCTGGTATAGGGCGTATCTGCTTCTAGGCACTCCAAGGTGGTGTCTGGAGCGCGATACACCCACTCATAGTCTCTTCTATAGTTAGTACCGCTAGACTGAAGAACTATTCCGCCGCCCTCTATCTGCTGATCCTGCAAGAATCCACACGGAGCGCCGCCGGGATTACAAACATCCCCACTGGAAGCTAGATAGAGAGTTCTGCACTCATAAATGCAGCTATTAATCTCTTTATAGTTATACGTAGTAATGTCTGCCGTGCCACTAACAGAGATATTCTTAAAGAATCCATAATTCCACCTTAGTGGCTCAGCCCCCAAGTCAAAAGTATCGGATAATTGAGGAACTATATTACCCTTAGAGGTAACTAATCCTTGGTCTCCAGAGGGAGCGTTGGTGCCAAATCCAATACTGCCGTCGCCGTCTAGGTATACAACATCCGTCTTGCCGTAAAGATCAGTTGTCTTAGACGGGGTAGAGGACTGGATAGAGAGACTGGCATCGGCTGGATAATCTATCGTGCTGGAAAGGTACAGGCTCTTCCATCTCTTTGGTTCTCTACCAAGGTGATCATCACCGTATATACCCGTTCCCCCCTCTACTGGAGTTATGTCTCCAGATACCTGTAGAACGCCAAAGCGATGGAGGGTATTTGTAGCAACACCCAATTTGAGATCCTTCAAATCCCCGAAAAGGAGGGGCGAAGGAGAGCCGTCGTCGCAATCCGCTACGGGATGACTACCTAGGTAGAAAGTATAGTCAACATTATCGCCTATATAATAACCGGCGCCATGCCCAACAGCTATATTAAAATCGCCCTGCTTATTTGTTTGCAGGGCATGATTACCTAGAGCGACATTGCCGGAACCCAAAACGTTGCCAGCTATCGCATTATATCCCACGGCTGTATTGCTACTACCATAAAGATTACAGCTTATGGCAAAAGAACCAATAGCGGTGTTTTTCGTCCCATCGTAGTTGTTGGATAGAGCAGAATAACCAAAAGCAGAGTTATCTGTACTACTGTATCCATCAAGATGAAGCTTGGATATGGCCGAATCACCGGCTCTGGTTGTGCGTGTGGCTACAGTGCCAAAGTTTTTAGAGAGTAGATCTTGATCAGCCGGGAATAAATTATGGACTGAATCTACAATATCAAGCAGGTTATGCCTGACATCATTTGGAGAAATCTCCGCAGTAGCGTTATCTGGGATCTCTCTTTTTATATTGTCTACTATCTGTGTCTTAGATAGAATCATTATCGCGCCCTACTTAAAGCTGATTTCTAAAGTATCCACATCGAACTTTACATTATCTCCTGTGTAAATGATTCTTGGATTCGTTAGCTGGGCGTGCATTAATAAGTTGCCTTCACCAATAGTGGAGCTATCCACAATAGCAACGCCAGAAACCCATCCCCAATCACTTAGGGCCGGATTGAAGATGATTTGACCACTGTTTTTAACAGTGCCGCTACCAGCATCAAATTCATGCGGCCTGAAATTCCACGTAGTATTTCCGTCTTCAACAGGACTACCAAGGTCTACCCTGTCGTAGCCAGTACCTGAACCGCTCCAGCTAGAGGAAAATTCGGGAATAGTGCCGCCGTCATGACCATCAAGGGGGATACCACTAGTTAACGCCACAGAGATATTACTTGGCTTTGGGAAAGATTGGCCTCTGAAAACATGGTGTATCAGGCCAGATTCTAGATAATCGGATAGAGCAGCCATTGTTGTCTCCTATCATTTGTCCTAAAAATGCAAGTATTCTATAACTATATACACATAATAAAAAAGCCACCCCCCGATATGGGGGGCGGCTCAAGAACGGGTCTAGTTAGATCGCGTACTAGTACTAGAATGAACCCAGAATAATTCTGCGGTTGTCCAGAACACCAAAGCCGAGTTCCATCCAGCCATAGAAACCGGCTCGCTGTTGTCGGTGCAGTGTGGGATCTTCGAAGACATCGAGTTCTTGCTTGATAGGCATGACAAAGCTATCATTGCTGGACTGGTCAAGTCCCACAACAAGCTCTAGGTCAGAGGTCTCAACTGCTCCGCTAAGTTCATTAACGAAGAAGTTCTGATATTCCTGACCTTCGCCAAGCTCATCAAGATCATGGAGATTCACACCGAAGATACGGGTGATGGGCGCTCCACCCTCACTCGCGGTATAAATCTCTCTTCGGGTCACTTCATCAACCTGATCCAAGCCCCAATGACGCACATCTTCCAGTGCCTCTGGGCTAACATAAAGATCGGTCAGACGACCACGACCCACCGAGGCGCTGTTTCCACCAGAGTTCCGACGCATAACAGTCTGCATCAGAGAAACTAGTCTCTTGGAAAACATGCCGCCAGTTGCATCCGCGTCATAAACGAGGATGTTGCGATCAACGCCAGCAGCCAAGAGCGTATGCCAGCCATCGTCATTCATCTTCTTGACGAAACCAGCCTCCATGACCTGCATAGCTCTTCCAACGATATCCCAGCGAGCTTCGCGGGCATAACGCAGAAGGTAGTCGATTGAACTCGTGATGCTATAAGTGGGAATCATCACGAAGTCACTCTCGACTGCCCGTTCTGGGATTCTACCGTGACCGGGATTCGTGTAAGCAATGTGCTCACCTTCCATACCCGGAGAAATCAAATCCAGCGGGAATTCTGTAGTGCTTCCACCTTCAACGGGGATATTCTCAAAAATATCACCTAAGATGTTGCCTACCAAAACGCCCTTGCGTAACGGAAGTTCTAGGGCTTTAGCAAATTCTCTTTGGGCTGCGGTAGCCACATTGATATCGCTATCTCCAGACTTGCGAAGTAGCGCAAGGAATTCTTCACTTGGTCTATTCATATTAGCCATGTTATTCTCCTTATGAGTGGTTTTCATTTTTAAGTAATTGGCAGGTTACCATAAGCACCGTGGTTCGGAAGGTTGACTTCAACCTTGCAGTAACCGTCTTCATCCTTACCTGAAAGAAAACGACCAATTGCAAGATTACCAGAAGACTGCTCGTCTGCCGGATACAAATGATTACCAATGACGCCAGCGTCATCTACATATGCAACATCGCCAAAACCCGGTGTGCCAACGATATTGTTAGTCACAACCCAACCCTTGCGGAGAATCGTAACCTTCCCACCCTTTTGCACTTCATCTTTGAAGTGATTCAGGTGAGTTCGGGTTAGATCCTTATTAACCACATCATTCAGGAGAATGCCTACAGGAACGTTAGTTGGACCAACTGTCGCAACCATAGATACTGTCTGGGCACCCTGATCCATTGCGGCACCGGAACCAGCAGCAAGATGGCAAACAACGCCACCACGGACACCCGTTGCATCCATAAAGAAGCTGATATCGGTTTGAAGTTCGTGTCTATCTGCTTTTAGAGCCATGTTTTGTCTCCTATATTTATGACTTTGAGTCTTACTTGCCTGAACTTAAGAAATTCTCAGAAATCCACTCAGCCATACCGGCTCTAGTGGTTTGTAAAGCATCTTCTTCTTCGGTTTCGATTAGTGTAGCCTCTGTAGACTCTACTTCATCAAAGACTTCCTCAGAAACTTCCGCCTCGGCTTCTTCTGTATTCTCTTCGTCAACAGTCTCGGCCTTGACAGCAGGCACACACTTGCCATCCTTTTCGACGAACCCTTCTTTACAGTTGGGCGGATAGCCCGCTTTATCAGCGGCGTCTACAAGGTTTTCATCTTTCTTTGTGATCCACTTGTTAACAATGCCCTCAAAGGCTTCATCATCAAGAGCATCGTAAAGAGCCAAAGATTCCTCAGCTTCATCATCACCAAATCCAGCCTCGACTAGCGTAGCAAGACGCTTCCGCATCTTTTCTGATCTATGCATGTCGTTAATAGACTGAACAGCGTTGGAAAGCTCTTCGTTCTTCGTCGCAAGCTCGTCTTCAAGTTCAGCAATTCTAGCCTGAGTTGTCTTAACAGTCTCTTCTAGGCCAGCAATCGCCTCGTCCTTGGAAGCAATATCAGCTTCAAAAGCTTCAGTAGTAGAGGCAAGCTCTTGCGTAAGAGCATGCTCGGCGTTCTTCTGTAGTGCCTTGTTCTCTTCTTTAGCTTCGGCAAGATCATTTTGAAGATCAGCAAGCTGCTTCTCTAATAGAGTTAAATTCTCTGACATTGTAACATCTCCTATTGAAAATTGAGTAACTATGTCTTCATTGTTCACGGTAAAAGCCTTACTAGAACTGAATATGACACTTCGTGGATTAGCTGGCTTGGACACAAGACCCTTGCCAGAAAAAGAAATACCACGCAGCGCCCTACCCACTTTGTATCCTTCATACTCACCTGTTCCACCATATGACCTCAAATGCTTGGTCAAAAAGGCAGACTCCTCATCTCTTTTGACTATCTTTGAACCCCCTTGGGGGTCTATAAGGGCATAATCAAAACCTGCAAAAAGGCACTCCATTGAAACAAACCATTTGCCTTCTGTGATCTCGGCAATAATTTGCCTCATCCTGTCTCTGTTTTCCGGGCTTTGCCAGCTATTGTATAGAACAGCCTCGGTTATGATATCAAACTCTTTTGGGGCATTCTGCTCATCAGCATCTATTCTATTACCGGACTTGTCGAGAACATAGCTGTCTGTAATATGACCAATAATATCATTTTCGTCGTGCATAAAGTTGAACTGCTTGTCTTCAGGAGTGTTTCTAGCAGACCAAACCTCTTCTACATCAAACACGTCATCGTTTTTATTCCAGCCAGTGGAGACCAATACCGATTCTAAATAATACAAATCAACCTGATCTGGATTGCTCTTGGCAATAATTTTGCGCAGAGCCTCTGGCATTTCGGATGCTTGCTCTGGATGCTGCTTTTCACATACTATGTGTGCTTCTGTACAGTATGCAATGGTGCGCTCTGCCAAAACTAAGTCGGCAACGCCATCCAGAACTTCTTGCTTGTATGTGGTTATATTCATGCTAATAAAGTATACACAATTTTGTTTGATTATTGTGAATTACATCGTTTTGATCAGTTTATATACTCGACATAACACCCTATCACATGTTGTCTGTAAACGTCTATACTCATATCTCGGGAGTTAATATTCTTTCTAACTAGCGTGTTTTTAAAATCTGTCGGGGTTTTCGCTCCCTCAGATAGCTTTTCATGCACCGAGCTAAAAGTAATTTCGCCCATAGGCTCGATGCTGGTTAAAACATCCAGCTTAATACTTTCTAGGTCAGCCACGTCGTCACTGGTTAGTTGCCTCAAATTTTTCTTACCCTTGAGTCCAAGAAATGAATCGTTTACCATGTCAGATATTTGAGAAAAGGCTACGTGGGTCCAAGCCACCAATTCTGCTAATCCGGGCTTAGAACGGGGCTTATCAACTCTTTTCTTTCTAGGCTCTTTATCCTGAGAAAACTTAGGTCTTCCGCCGTTGGGGTCTTTGGGCTTCTTGCCATTCTTTTGATCAGGCCCATTAGAATTATCAGGAGGCGGAAACTTTCTATCGATCATCTCTTGAGAATCTAAGCTACTTTCTACACCAACATCTTCAGGCGTAACCACTCCCTGTTGCAGAGCAATCTTTTCAAGGTCATGGTCATGCTGAGGATTATGATAAGGCCCGGCCTTGTCTGGGGTAGCCTCGTTGTCTCTATCTTTGACTTCTCTCTTTAGCCTAATCTTTTCGATGGAAGGTATCTCCTTGAATCGTTCTAGAATAGTTTCGTGACTAACAATATCTCTATCAGCCAATTGTATTAACAGATTCTTTTCTGCTGCCTCATCAGCTAGACTCATTTGATCAAAATGTATCTGTGCGGGATATCTAAATCCCATAGCGCGTCTCACTAGCTCAATCTCATGCTGCCAAAACTTAATCAGTAAGTCCCTGCCGTATTGCAATCTCTCAACAAGAGTTTTAAGCGAGATAAAGTTGTTGGTAAATCCACCGCTTTGGCCAGCGATACCCGTAAGGGTCGGAGGCACTCCAAGGCCAGCATAAATACTATTAAGAACTGCTTGGTATTTTTCAGAACCCAAGAACTTGTAAACTTCACTATGAGATTCGGTGAAGGTAAGTTCTGGCCCCCAGACCAGTTCCATAGTGCCACCGCCAACGTTGCCAATCAAAATATCTCTCAATTTGTTAATAGCCGCCTTGTTGGGAAGAATCTTATGATCTAAGCTACCCAAAGTCCACAGCCTGATATTAGATATGGCTCCATCTAGAGCCGACAAATCTGCCAACCTCATCTTTTCCAACATCATGATATCGTCTAGAATGGCATATATCATGGGGTTGGCCCACTGCATCCAGTCGTCCTTCTTGTAGTGGAACACAGACAATCTCTCCGCATCAAGTGGGATACGCTTGTCTCCTCTTTGAATGCCCCTCTTAACATTTGCTGGAAGGGTATCTATGACATGCTGTGGAATACCCCCCTCTTTAAAATTGTCATGAAACATCTTGGTTGTAATAGTGAAATCCTTTTTCCCCAAGAATAGTGAAAGATTTCCTTCTTTAATGTCTACGGTTGTTGGGTTGAAAAAGTTATAGCGCCAAGGAATAGATCCCTTTTCTGTCTTAGGAATTTTGACCTTTATATCTTCTGCCAAAGACTTCATAAACTTACTAATCTCTGGAGTAATGTTGGCAAGGCTGCGATATATAACTACATTGCCAGTTTTATACAGGTTATTAAGAAATCTTTCGGATCTTTCTTTGCCATCTATCTTTTTGAACCATTGGTGATAAAATTTTTCAACGCTCTGGTTGGGATGAACTAGGTTTATGCCCTGCGAACCAAAATCACCCATGAGGTCAATTACATTACGAATAATACCAACCTTGTCGTATGCGTCCATGCACATCTTAATAATGCGCTTTTTCTTTGCTGGAATATCTTCATCAGCACGGAAGGCATAGTAATCTGAATTTCTGAAGCCCGTTCTCACAGAAACGTTAGGCTCTATACTGTCAAAGGTTTGTCTGTGGCTAGCCCGTGATTTGGATATTCCATCATAGGCAGTTATAGAATCTGAGTATTTAGAAAATGCTTCTGATCGACCCTGCGCGTCCTCAGCCCAAGTAATAAACTGATCATTGTTTTCGTTCATTTTTTCTCACCATACAAACAATTGAAATGTAATTGGAATGCTATGTAACTATACACGGATTAGTAGATATCTTTTACGCCGTCCACAAACCAGTTTGGTCCCGAATATGGGTTTTCATCCTGTTTTGCTTTATAGGTCTTTCCTTTCACGGCAAACCCTCCATAAAAGTTATACTCTTGCTCTGAGGGCATTCTTTGAAGGACTCTAGCGGACATGTTAGCCATAAGAAGTGCAGAGTATCGATCCTTACGCATCTTACGCTTCCTACCGGCGCCCACAATAACTTCTGGAGTATCCCACCTGTCTCTGCCGCTTGGGGTTTGGGTCATTGATATCATAGACAACTCATCTTTAAGTTCCTCAATATCCATAACGCATTCTTCCAAGGTGTCAAAGTGCCTATTTATAATTGAGTCTTCGGCGTGTGATAGCCCTAAGCTGACCGCATCGAAAAACGGAAAAATTAATGCCTTGTCTTCAAAATCTTTCCTTAGCCCATGATTAGCTTCGGATAACCAGTCGTATTTAGCAAATTGACACATTTCTAGAATGTGTAAGCCTCTCTCATCATCTGTGTCGGCCTCCTTGTCTTCATTTATAACAGGCCAAATAGGAATCTCGCCCTCCTGTATTTTGTCATTGTCATGCAGGGATTCCATAACTGCAATTCCGCCGCCTTGAGCATCCATGGCTATATGTATGCACGGAAACAATCTCATTAGGTCTCTAATTTTTCTGGCGCAGTACGCATAAAAATCCGTCTCTGAAGAATGCCCCTTCTTTACCTTCTCGCGGTGCTCTGATCTAGTGGTAGTCCAGCAATGAACAATTCTCCGATGACTTGGGTGGACTTCCAAGACAACTATGCTGAAATTGTCTACCTCGGAAGCGGGGTCAACGCCAAATATGTATCTCGCCTTCCGGTCTCCTAGCAGTGACGCTTCAAAAAATATCTCCTCCCCATTGTTGTCTTTGATAACGTTCTCATTGGTGATAACGCATGATTCGATTAGAGACCTCTTAAAGAATCCTTGGGAGTCTCTAGTAAAACACGCCCCAAACTCCATTTGATAAATCCCCGTGTGAACAGTCGCTTTGGAGCGAGCCACCTGAGCAGCATCCATGAAGCCCGGAGGAAGAATTTCATAAGGTATGCGTATAATTGAATATTGCTTCCAGTCAAAGTCCTCTGGCGGATCTTCTCCACCAAAAACTTCTCTAAGCTTAGAGCGGCGTCCCCCGCTTTTAATAATAGATTTCCACTTCTTCCAATATTCAGAAAAGTGATTAAAATCGTAATAGGCCGTACCAGAAATAATAATCTGATTATCCTTACTTTCAGAAATATAGCTCGATTCTTCCTCTACCTCCACGCCAAGTTCAAACGCTTTCTTTCTTGCTGCCACCCTTTTTACATTATCTATCGGATCAGCCGTAACAGCAGCAAATCCGGCTACCACTGTTTCAAAGATGTCTCTAGGTATAGAAGCAAATTCGTCACTAATAATATCATTTGCTCGTTGTCCACGAATTTTTTGTCCGTCGCCAAGGGGCAGACATGTAACAGTACTTTCATTTAGTCTCATCACGCATCGATCTACGTCTCTACGAGGTCCGCTAGTACTGCCACATATATCCCTTAATATTGGAGCATTTCTCCATATTGTCTCCATATATTCAAATAAGATCTTTGACTGTCTAAACGCAGCGCCGACGACGACTACTTTCCTTCTAGGTAATAATAAAGCTCTTAAAATGGCGTATAGAGAAAGCACGAATGACTTTCCAAAGCCACGACTAGCTATAAGGATAGGAAATTTTCTGTTCCACATCTCATACATCATCAACGCCTGAGAGGGCAACAGTTGAATATTTAGGATGTGCTTACATAGGAAAGAAAAATATTCTGGCTGCGTCATAAGCCAAGCTAGCTTAAGATGGTAATCTTCTTCACGGGGCTTGAGAATAAGGGTCGGATTAAATATGTTCTTGTCTGGGATATCTAATCCTAGCCACGCATCATCTATCTTCTTTAAGCTAACTTGCTCTGTCATTTTTCCAAAACCCTTTTAACTATTTACCACAATGGAGCCTAACGACCAGTCTTTCTTTGCCTTCTGCTACACACCCCCCTTTATGAAAGGTGTTTGTATCAAATACAACTAGTGTCCCTGCTGATGCTTCAACTGGTTCTGCGGGATACTCTGTAAAGAGGGTTGGATAATCTATTTCTATCCTGTTTTTTACTTTATCATAGCTATTAGTATTATTCCACGCCTCTTGTCTCAGCGATTTGCCCTGTTGTCTTGAACCTACAGAACAGCTAAACGCTCCGCAGCTTTCATCTATGTCTGTTAGGTATATGAAGAACTTTAAGCACCAGTCTCTATCAAAATGTAGCCATCCGTTTCTAGCTAGTTCTCCTGTAAATTTGTAATCATGTGTAGCATAAACATTCTTGCCGTAACCTCTAGCGTTGCCAGAATATTGTTCATGCAGTTTTCTCATCCAGTCTTCATTGTATACATGTGAGATTATGCTGTCGTCAGGAAAGGTACGCAACGCATCACCCCTGTAATTGCGGCCAAATTCATAATGGCTCGCTTTGCTTTGACATTTGCCCAGTATATCGTCATGTAACTCTTGTAAAATGTCGCCGGATAGGTAGCGCTCAATTGTGAACACTCCGTCTGACACTAGCGTGTCATGCATATGAGATATTGTATCTCTTATTGTAAGTGTTTTTATCATTTCGTTATCCCTATACCCCTATGGGAAACTCTAGGCCGGTATACAGCTTGAATTGATGTGACGCTTGCATGTTGGCTAGCTGTTTACCTGTGGCTGTTTGCACTATACAATCAATTATAGTATTATTATCGCTCACTATAGATTTCAAATTTTCAACAGGTGTGCAGTTGTATACTACGCCATTATCTATATTATCTAATTGCTCCCAATTTTTTCTAGTAATATTGACATAGTGGATATTAAGATCTTCTGCTGCCGCTTTAACTGCCGCTGCATATCCCCCGTTTCCTATGATATAAAAATTATCATGGTTCTGAAAGTCTTTAAGGTAATCTAGAGCAGCCAAATAGTCTGTGTTGTATGCTTTTAATTTGTTGTTTTCATTTATGACTGTGTTTGCCGCTCCTATCCGACCACCGTCCCAGATCTCATCAACATACTCTAATACCTCTTGTTTAAACGGCATAGTTACCGCAAAGCCCTTTACGTCCAGTGTCTTCACAGATTTTATAGCATCCTCTATGCTGTCCACGGAAAACGATTTGTAGATCTTGTTTAAGCCGTAGTAATAAAATGCGGTGTTCATCATTTGGCAACCGGTATTACCAGCAGTCTTGGCAAATGAACAATATACCTCTGTATCTTTATTGATCCACAAGTTCATTTAAATCCCTTAGTTTGTTTTTTATAACCCCATTGATTTTATCGTCTATGTCCAGTTTAATGAGTAAAAACTCATCATCAGAAAGAACATAATGGCCACACACCTTTATCAATTCTTTCTTGTTGTCTTCGGGAACAAAATCCTCGTCAACCCATTTTCTCCATCTGTTTGAATGATAACAAATTTGATAAAAATCTTCTATGTCATCACCCATTTCGTCCAAATAGCACAATGTTTCAAGCTGGCCCAATTCAGGGGCTATGTTTATTGCGTCAAGGCCCAAGTCAAACCTAGCTTTATATTCGTTGTTGGATAAGTAGTCTCCGTTGTGTTCTTTGCTCTTCTTGCCAAATTTTTTACACACCGCGATCATTTGTTCTAAATCGTTTGAATTGAAAGCTCCGGTATTAATTCTCTTGCCCAAATTCAACCCAACTCCAGATTGTATGGTTACGTATTCTATCGCGTCAAACATTTCTGGTAACAACTTTGACTCTAAATCTGATAAAAATGTACTTAATGATGCAGCACTAAACTTTCTTATGGCCTCTTCTGTACCAACTTCAAATCTGATATGTCTATTGGTGTAATAGCAAAATGCTATATTGCTTATACATTCTCTAAGTCCTTCATGATATCCAGAATATTTGACCCAAGGGTCTATGTGGATTATCTCTACATTTTCGCAGTCTGCTTTTAGGGACTCGTATCCGTCATCATCCATATAGCCCTGACTCGCCCCCGCGTGGTCTCTTTCAATTGTAACTCGTCCATTTACATACTTAGCAAACGTTTCAGTGGTCCAGTTGTTGACATATCCACCACTATAATCAACCTGTCTTCTCGAAGGAATGAAGCCAAACACATCGCCAAAATCTATAACTGCATCGGTTATATTTAGAGACATCGGCCCTATAAAATATTTGATATTATTCATGGTCCTTTTGCAACATCTGATGTGACTTGAAAAATAACAAATCTCCAAGCTCTCTCTCGTGGAGGGGAGACATGTTTAAAAATATAAGGGAGGTAATCGTCTTGATTTTTTCTAAATCGTATCCGTTGTCTACAATCCATTGTTCGTACACCAACTTAAACTCATCCAGCTTAGGGTTAGATTTATAATTGTAAGTTACTATTTCTTTGTTAACATAGCAAGAAAAATTGTTACTATCTTTCATTGAGGAATAAGACATTAAGATTCCGCCATACATTTTTGCTAAGTCGTAATACACATCTCCAACGACCTGTCCCGCGAAATCTTGTCTCCAGTCTAATAGATAAAATCTACCGCAATCTGTGTGAATTACATTGTCAAATTGTAAATCTCCATGAAACATTTCTGTTGGTAGGCCCTTGCTCAGACGGCTCCATTTAAAATCATGCAATAAATCTTTAATGGAACTTGTTTTCACTCCGTTAACGATATGGCTGTTTAAATATGACTCCCCCCTTTCCGACAAGAACAATTTTAGTCTATCTAGAGTTTTATCCTTGTAGAATAATAAACAATCCTTTCTAATATCCTTATCAATCGGTTGCCACATATTATTCTTCATAAAAGATAGGAACTTTTTCCAAATATCGATATCATTGCAATCATATAAAGTGTTTCCTTCTAGCCACTTGTATGAAAACAAGTTGTTCCCGCAATAAACCACATCCGGGGCCAGCCCCCTTAACTTTTTGGCTCTCTCTACTCGCCCACTAATGAATTTGTCGTCTGAAGACAGTTTGATGAAATTGTTATCAACTCTGTAAAGAAATTCTCCGCTATTTTTAGGGATGCTATACCTCACATTATCGTCGAATGTTTTTTGGGCATGCAAATAATTTTCTACCGTTCCGATGTCATACCAATCAAACATGTGGCCTTTCAGTGTTGAATATTTATCAGTGTTGTAGTAAGCGCTAACAACCTCCACGCCCTCCAATTCCTCCCAAAAGGTTTTGTAGTCATAAACTCCGGCCAACCCAATGAATGCATAATCATATCCATCTTCAGACTTATCTTTAAAATCAGTTATGTCTCCATTTTTGACATTTGCGGTGGAATATCTACTTGGAATACTCGTGGGGTAAAGGCCGAGCCAATCATAATCTACAGGAGGAAGGTCGTTTATAATAACTACATCTGCCGCCGCCCAAATAAATGGTCTCTGTAAATGTCTTTCGGCCTGTTTAATTGAATACCCCGGACCAGTTCCCTCCCCCTCATATTTGTCAACCGTGACAAAGGTAAAGTTTCTGTCTGGATGGGCCGCATCGCAATACTCTTTAACCATGTCTCCCCTATGCCCTAATACTATAATGATATCATGGTCTTTTGAAGTTTTATCAATGAGGTGAGAAATAATGGCCTTATTATTTAATGGTAACAGGCCCTTGTTTATGTGGTTTGAAAAGTCGGCCAATCTATTGCCGATTCCCGCTGCTAATATACACAACGCTGGTTTCGTGTGCTCGTGATCTATTCTACCAGAGCTACGAAAAGAATCATCTGAAATCCTAATCACGTCATCAACTTCGGGTGTGGAAGCTTCTTGTAAAATCACATCAGTTATTGCTATAATCCTATGTTTTCTTGGCGGTACAACAGTAAAGAATTCGCCAGCCTTCATTACTGTCTTTTCTACTACGCCTTCGTCGTTTTCTAACCAAACTTCAGCTGTGCCTTCAATTATATAGTTTGTTTCTAGCTTTTGCTCATGGTATTGGTAGCTTGTTTTTTTTCCAGCGTTAATATGCAGCCTCTTATAACAATACCGGTGGTTCAATTCTAGCCAAAGCTCTTTCCCCCAAGGCTTGTATACTGTTTTACAGTTCGACATTCTCAACTCCCGCATTCCTGTCTAGATTTATTGAATACACAGTATCTCTACTGCTGTCAGGCTTTCTGTCATTTATCAAAACCCTATCTCCACCACCAATTCCCATCACTAGCTTATCATAAAATATACCTGTTTTTTGCAACTGTGCTTCTGTTTGTCTTCTACAGGATTCTCTTCTGCCGGTCACCAAGATGATATTATATCCCTTTCTATCCCATTCAATTAATTTTTCTCGCGCCCCTTTCAATAAGATAGGCTCTTTGCTTATTTGTTTATGAAGGTCTCCGTGGTGATGCAAAAGGGTTCCATCAATATCACAAAAAATTGTTTTCATGGTCTTACTCATCTTATCTAAAAAGTTGGTACTTCCAGTTAGGCGTTATCAATGCGCCTTTTCCTAAAACTTTTTCAATATGCTCACGGCAAGCAAACGTAGGTCTGATTGAGTAGCTATGAATATTATCATAGAGAGCGCCAAATTGATCCATTATGTGACTATCTCCTACAAACCAGTAATCGAATAAGGTGTAATCAATATCTATTCTACCAGTTCTTTTACTAGCATAGATTTTATCCTTTTCGAGTTTTTCGAAAGGCAGAGGTGTCAAAAATTTATTGTCGAATCTATTCAATAAAACAAAATCATATCTAAATCCTTGCTCGTCTTCGTACTGTTTTTTTAATTCAAGGGTGCGCTTAGTGGACCACCATCTACTTTTTGTTCTAAATGCCAGTAGTGCCAATTCCTTCAAAATATTATCCACCGTTTGTCTAGATGGTAACAACCCTTCATACCCAAACCTTGTGGATTCACTAATGTCCCATTTAGATATATCGCCTCCCTTTATTCCATATTCTTCTAAGTCTACTTCAAAGTTTGCTTGAGGAAGTATTTCGTGTTTGCGGGGTTTATAATGGTCTATAATCTCTTTTTCCTTATTTGTGGACCAACTATGAACAAATACCTCTGCTTCGTATTTATCTATGATATTTTTTAAGTTTCTATAGGTCGGCAATATATCCTTATTTGCTATATTTGATTCGTGAATTAATTCTTCACAAGTTCTAGCGGGTCTCGCGCTGGCACAATTGTTATGGCCCACATTACCATATAGACAAATGGCGATTTTCATTGAACTACCCCATACATCCTTGGGCCACAAGGAAACAACCACCCAGTAGACTGAACATCCATGACAACTTCATCACAGAACTCTTTAAAGGCCTGTGTTTCGCCCCCAATAGTATGTTCGTCTACTACTACCAGCGCCCCTTTGGACAAATATTTTCCACAGGCGCGAAGCGCTTCTATTGCTGGTAGGTATGCATTACAATCAATATACATCATGGATATTTTATGAGCTTTGCCAACCGTGTCTAAATATTGGTGTATTGTCTTTTTAATATCTCCGACAACTATTTGGCAATAATCCTCTAGTCCCTTTTTGGTTATTGTGTCAGCTACTAATGTTTTAGATATATTCCATCTTTTACTTCGTTGGTTTCTTAGTACTCCTTCATTGGCACCTACAAGATCCTCTTCACAATGGCCATCAAAGGTATCAAAGCCTATGTACTGTTTTTCGGAGTTGCTCTCTTGCAGAAAGTGCCCGATGATAAATGTATTGTTTCCCTTATGCACTCCTAGCTCTATTATGTCTCCATTAATATTTTGGATTCTATTGAGAAGACTGTTGATATTTTGTGCTAAAACCTTCTGCATATTTTATGTCCCTTAGCGTGTTAATGTCTATAGATCTTTCTGGAGGAATAATGACACCCCTTACATTGCCCTTAAAGAAGTTTCTATGCTCTAGCAGGGAACCCCACTGCCCCATATAAAACGCTCCAGAAGGCTTGTAATACTTCTTTATGAACTTGCTGTTTGTGAGTCCGCATTCAAGGTTGTCAAAAATGGGTAGCACATTGTCCCCGCTCATCACACATGCTAATTGGATAGTTTCTGGTATTTGTGTCATGCTTATTACAGAGTCTGCGTGTGGGAGTAAGCTGATGCCCTTGCGTATATCTTCAACACCCACAAAGGGGCACGTAGGTAAAAAGTAAGAGAACGTATCGCAATCGTCAACCTCGTCCATTAAGTCCATCATAGCATCCAGAACCGTTGCTTGCACTGTAGCGTGGTGCGCAGGGCGGTTGTGCCTAACAACGCCCAAGTCAGACACGGCATCAAAAATTCTGTCGTCATCAGTAGATACTAAAATATGATTAAAGCGCTCAGAAGCAACAACAGATTCGGTAATCCACCTTATCAGTGGCTTGCCAGCCAAGGGGTAGATATTTTTATCTTTGAGTCTAGTTGATCCACCCCTAGCTGGTATTACCGCCAAGCTTTTCATAGTATTTTACGTAGCCTCTCGTTTATTTTGGTAGCAGACTCTACGAAGACAAATGGCAAGAAGGCGTGAACGAAACAAAGTACACCCCCCATAATCATGTTAATACTAACATAAATTGCCTTTCTAAAGTGTGTAAAATATGATACATTGTTTTTTTCAAGATGTTTAAGATCAATCATAGATCCCCCCTACCGTTTTTGCTTTTTGAATTAAGGATTTAAGATCGTCCAAATGAATCAGACATTGACCGTCAGACACTGAATCGCTTGGTCTCGGATGTGTTTCTGCAAACACTCCATCGTAGTTAAATAAATCGGCAGCAACAAAGTATCTTCCGGCAAGCACCGGATCTCCCTGTGTGCCATGTACTGCTCTGGACCTTTGTGTTGAATGTGTACAGTCTAAGATCACTCGGTCATAATATTTTTTCAGTTCATCAACAATCCCAAAGTTGACAAACAGGTCGTGATACCCAAAGTTGGAACCTCTGTCACATACCCAAGCTTCACAGGACGGGTTGGTTTCTTTTACCTTGTCTACTGAAACAAGCAGGTTGTTTGGTCCTAGCCACTGACCCTTCTTAATATTGACTATTGGAAAATGTTTGGCAGACTCAACAATTAAATCAGTTTGTCTTGACAAAAATGCAGGAATTTGTATCACATCAATCAATCCTGCTAGCTGTTCTGCTTGCCAGCATTCATGAATATCGGTAGTAAAGCGTACATTGGGATATAGTTCTTTGGCTTCTGCCCAAACTTCTTTTGCGTATTCTAGTCCGGGTCCGCGACCACCCTGTAGGGATGTTCTATTGGCTTTATCAAAGCTGGCCTTCATGTACCAGTTGTCATCCTTGTCCATGATGGAGTTAATTGCCCCCAAGCATTCCAAAAATAGGTCTTTGCTCTCAAGGGAGCACGGTCCCAAAATCCATACCTTATCTCTCATTTTTAATATCCCTGATCACTTCGGAAATTTGATTTATGCACTGGTCATCGCAGTTGGGCCAAGGGTTTCTATCGTTAAGGCATGTTAGGTTTAGTATCTTTAACGATGCTCGTAGAGACTTGTGCCACCCATTAGCCATGAAGACATCAAAGAGTCTAGCCTCTGTTTGTAAATGTTTCATTTTGTCGTGACCAGCCAGAAATTCGTTTTCTATGTCTGGAAATAGATTGCCAACCCCAGCAAGTAAAGAATTTGCGCCTGCCGACTCCAAGAATGCAAGCCTTCTCATGCTTCCGCCTGCCACGATAACGTCGAGATTGGGGTTTAGGTGTCGGACAAAGTTGTAAGAAGCTTGCAGGTTGGGGTGTTCTTCTTTTATACCCGCCACATACCCCAAATCGTACAGCCTATTTATAATATCACAATCATAGTTCCAGTCTCCAGATATGCCAGACCTCATTTTTTGAGTATGCAAATACACGCTATCGCCAGCCGCTTCGCAAATACGTTGCAGATAATCAACGACTACATCTTCACCGTAAAATCTATCTGGATACAGCGCCATAAGCTTAGCATCTTTTCCTAGGTAGCTCCTTGAGGCGTGGACAAAATCACAAGCCTCTGTCGTGCTAGCTGGTGGAATGCCTAATATTTTTGCACCCTCAAAGGATTCAGATATACAGGCGTTAAGATCTATTATCTCTTCGGTTGCTAGAAGGTTAAACTGAGAAGTTCCAGCAGTAGTCATGACACACTGGGCGCCATGGGTTTTTAAATACTTCAAATATACGACAGTTGATTCTAGCTCAAGGCGTTCCTCTTTGTCATAGGACGGGGGAATGGCTACAATGGATCGCGGCGTAGGAGTCATTATTCAATGAACCTCTTGATTATGTTTAAACTGGTGATGGTTGGGGTCAAGAGAGAGGAGTCAATTTCCATACTGGTAGTATCTTTAATAGCACAAAATGTTGCATCAACCAAGTCAGCGCTATGTAGTTTCTTTATTAAATCAATCTCTGATGCTACATCGTGATGGTATCCAGTGCCATCTTTACGTGTGTATTGCTTGTTTAACTGGTCACGTTTTTGTAAGGAGAGGCCAATCAGGAACGGCTTGATTCCTTTGTGCATGCAATCAGCCATATACGCAAAACCGCACCTGACACACTTTGTTATTTTATGGTTAATCCCGTGCTTTCTCAAGATAGACTTCATTAGTTCGGTATTGTTACCAGCAAAGTTCTGGAAAATTACATTGTCTTTCTTTAGGTGTTCATAAAAAGCATCTATATGATCTTCTGGAATCCCGAATTCCTTATGGTAGTTAGGTCTCCACTTAAGGGGCGGTAAATTTTTAGTATAGTTCTCGTAGATATGACCGTTTAATATCTGACGAGTTGCGTCCCTCTTTCCGTAGTTGTTGTCAGGCAGCAGCATGTTGTGGCGTACAATGACATCAAAGCTATCTACCAGCTTGTTGAAATTGGCATGTTCGTACCTTCTGGAGCCACATATGATATAACTATCCATTTATATCCCGCTCTTTTTCTTCCGCTTCTTCTTCGCTATCAAACGGACCCCACAGTTGACCGCCATAAAAATAGTACCACCCACGACCATCATACCCAGTAGTACCATACTCAGGATAGCTACGGCCTTCAAAAGCCGGGTCCATTCGATAATATTCTACAGTCATTTTAATTTTAGTCTATCTATTGAGCCATACTTTTTACTAGTGATCACACCATCCGCAAAACCGTGATACACCGCTTCATGTGGCGACAGATACCAATCACCGCACTGTAGCTTTCGACGTAAAAACGTCCTCACCTTATCACAAGTCAGAGCTTTATATCGCTCATTGAAAAATTTGCCTTCGACACATCTCTCTGCATAGATATCTAGCATCGTGTCTGCTCTAGATTTTTCAAAAGTAGCTAGCTTTTGGGCGTTCACGTAATCTCCACCACAATCGATGCTGCCATAATGTAGCATCAAGTAAGTGTGAGGCATCATAATTCTTACATCAGCGGCCTGTAACACCACGCTACTCATTGATTCGGCTTGTCCGTAAGTCAAAATAGTTACATCAGATTTGCATAACTGGATGGCGTCATAGATTGCCATCCCATCCCCCCACTCGCCACCAATGCTGTGCATGTGAACCAGTATAGGAAGATTACTGACAGAGTCCAGAAATCTAAGGTTCTTAATAAACGTGGTAGCCATCCGGTATTCTACTCCGGGGTCTTCTTCAAAATGGCCATGATGGCCGTGCAAAAATATCTCTCGCCGCTTTGTGTCTAGATTATAAGAATGAATATCGCCCACTTGGTCAAGCATGCCTACTTTTTCCTCCCAATGGTATACATCTCATTCACTCTCTTGAAAATGCTACTCACTGTAAGAAAGGCGTTGTATTTGTTCTCACAGAATAATACATGTATCCCGTTGTATAGCTGGAATTCCATAAGACACTTTAGAATATACTTCCCTGTAATCTTTAAAATGGCCTTGTTTTTTTCAGGAATGCGAGAGCTTTCTGGGAAATCGACCAAATCAGATAGGGAGAATTCTAGTACTAGGAACTTATGTGGAAACTCTACCATGCGTTCAATTTCATTAAGGAATGCGTGCTTTTTTTGTCCTAGGTTGATGGCTAGTTCTTCTATACAGCCCTTTCTTTCAATGCAGATCTTGTCCTCCATACCCTGAATGGTATAATCTCCGGTATCCAATTTGTGTTCTACCATTCCAGCACAAGTATTATACTTGCTGAAATAATATCCTTCCTGCTCTCTCGTATCTTTAATAACGAAAAAGTCTGGCGCTTGCTTGTACTTAGCCATTCTTGGAATCCACTATTGAAATAAATAGATGTTCGTAATGTGACTCTTTACCCCTGATGGAATAATGACACTTAGAACATAAAGTAATACCGTTGTTTATATCATACCTCAAATAGGCTGCATCCGCCCATCGCTTAATATGATGTGCCTGTATTCTGTACTTTGACTTGCATCCCGGCATTTGGCATCGGCGCCCATCCCTTTTGTAAACCTGTTTTCTCCAGTCTGCGTACACCGGATCTCGATAGTCACGCCTCATTCGGCCATAACCTTGATGATCTTAACATCGTGCTTGATTTCTCTACACAGAAGTCTTGTTTGTATTGAATCATCGTGATCTAGTATGATCTTGATTAGTTTATATATCGCTCTAAAACAGGCGTCGTCAGGACTTTTTGCTTCAATAAATACAATGGGAGTGGTAGAGTTAAACTCTTTAAGAGCAAACTTTTTTAGCCTGTTAATGACTAACGTCAAATCAAGATAAACCTTGTATAGTTTCATCTAGGTCGTGTTCCATCATAATGTGAATAAGATCTTCTAGCCCATGCGTTGGCTCCCACCCTAGTTTTGTTCTAGCCTTAGAATAATCGCCCCTGAGATAATCCACCTCTGCCGGTCTGTAAAACTCTGGGTCGATAGTAACAAAG